GTCTGCTCCTGCAACTGCTCGGGGGTGCGGTAGCGCACGTAGAGGCCGTAGCCTCCCTGGGGCAAGGGGCGAACGGCCGACTCCCAGCGCCCGTCACCGTCGAAGCGCTTGCGCAGGCCGCCGCTGGCCGAGTAGGCGGCTCCGCTGTTGTCGAAGCTGCGAAGCCGCGCCCACTGGCCCGGCCGCTTCTTCACCTCGGCCAGGGCCTTGTCGTACATCGAGGACACCCGCGCCGCACGCGGAGCCTCCCAGACGATCTCGACTTCCTGCTCGCGTTGCTTGCCCATCAGGCCGCCGCCTTCCGGCCCTTGCCCTTGCGCCCGTACTCGGCCCGCAGCACGTCGGCCATCCGCTGCTGGATCGAGCCGCCGCTGTTGCGGTGCAGGTCACGCGCTCGCCCAACCGCCAACTCCGGCCCCAGCCAGAGCAGCACGTCGATCATCCGCTCCTGCTCTAGCTGGCCGTTCTCGGAGTAGAGGATCGAGAGGCCGTGGATCAGGGCCGCGCTGTTGCCGAGCTGCCTGCCGTAGGTCCCCTCGCGCATCGTCGCCAGGGTCGGGGTGAGGGCATCAGAGCCGTCCTCCCGCTTGCGCCGATAGGCCGATTCGAGCGCTGCGATCGCGGCGATGTTGTCGTGCAGTCCCTCACGCGGGGCACCGATCGCGACCTGGTAGCCGTGCTTGCGCACGATCGCGTCAACCGCCAGTGCCTCGGGGTCGCGAGCGGTCAGTCGCGCAACGTAGGTGTAGTAGGGGTGGACGCTCTTGCGGTCGCGGTTCTTGTGCAGGAAGAAGCGCGCCTCGCTCGCCAGGTCGAGGCCGACGTAGACCGAGGCGAAGATCGAGGCCTTGCCCGCCATGCGGACGATCTCGCGCCGCTGCTGGCCGTCGAGAATCGCGAACTGCGCGGGGCCTCGCTGAGCGACGTCGATCGTCCCGACCAGCGACGGGTCGAAGCGCGCCGCCTCCTTGCGCACGAACGGCCAGTTGACCGGCCGCTGGTACTGGTCGTCTGCGAACAGCGCCTCTAGCGGCAGCAGCTTGACGTCGAACGGCCAGTCGTCCTGCGCGCCCTTGGGCAGCTTGACCTCGACGTGATCAGCGGGCAGACCCTTCGCCTCGCGGATCAGGTTGAACCACTCGCCGACCACATCCGGGGCGCGTTCGAGGCGATCGAGCACCGCGTCCCAGACCTCGCCGTAGCGGTCCTCGGTCCAGCCGCCGCTGAGCACGCGGCGGGCGTTCTGGGTCACGAGGTCGTGCGAGAGCTCGCGCTGGAAGGACTCGCGGGCAACGACCTGCCCGACCCAGCCGAGGTCGGGCGCGATCCCCGGCGTCTCGATCCCGATCGGCTTGAGGACTTCGCGCAGGCGGCGCAGACGCTCGCTCGCGATCTCCTGCCGCCGCCGGTCGCGGGCCTCGTTCAGCGCCCGGTAGGTGGCGTTGCGCTTGGCCTTGATCTGCTCGCTCATCGGGCGCGGGTCGGTGCCCTTGAGCACGCGGGCTTCGGTCAGCTGGTCCTTGAGTGCGCGGACGACGCCGGGGCTGGGCTTGTCGCCGACGGTGATCACCGTGCCGTCGTGCTCGACGTAGTCGCCGGAGCGATCGAGCAGCCGCCAGTGGCCGCCGCCCGTGGGCTGCCAGTGGTAGCCCTGCTTGAAGTCCCGGCTCAGCGCGCGGACCTCCTTCGATGCCGGAAGGGCGCGCCGTCCGGTGCCTGCGACTTCGGTCATGGCGAATGCTCCACGACTTGACCTCCTAGACGATTCGACGTGTCACGAGACGCCCCGGAATATAGCGCTCAGAACGGGATATCGTCGGACGCCTGACTGTCGCCCGCCGCCTCGCCCTGCGCGGCGAGTTCTTCTTCCCGCGCCAGTCGGGCGTTCATCCGCTCGATCATCCACGAGGCCTCGCGCTTGCTCAGTTGCTTGACCTCTTTCGAGAAATAGTGCTCGACCGAATCGACCAGGATCGTCTTCCAATCGGCAGCCTGCGAGCCGTCCTGCCGCTTGGGCGGCGCGAAGCGCTTGTCGAGCTCGCGCACGACCGCGAACACCTTGCGCCGCTGCGCATCGCTCATCGGCTCGTCGTCTGCGCGCGTCGCCGGCGGGTCGTCGGTCGCGAGCGCGTCGTGCTCGTCCTCCTGCTGACGCTCAGGCTCGACCAGGTCGGGCGGATCGGGCGCGAAGCTCTGCGGCTCGCTCGCCGGGGGCGGTGGCTGCTCGTCCTCGACGCCGTACTCGTCGAGTTCTTCGATCACGCCGAGGCCGACTGCGACCTCGGGCGCGTAGTCGCGGATCGCCTCGGTCGCCGCGCGCGCCCAGAGCATCCGGTCGGGGTTCTTGACCCAGCCGCCCCGGTCCTTGATCAGCCCGGCGCGCTGCGCTCGCTCGATCGTGTAGGTCGAGCGGCCGAGTTCTTCGCCGCCTGCGTCGAGCACCGCCGCCGTGCAGCTGCTGTCGTCGCCCTCGACGCGCACGACCCGGAAGCCCGCCCGCTCGGCGAGCGCGCGCAGCAGCAGCGCGCCGAGGAACAGCCGCCCCCGGATCACCGACAGTTCGGCGGCGGCGGTCAGCGGCAACCCGAGCTCGCGGGCGAAGGCGAGCCGCAGCGCCGCAGCAGCGCCGAGTGCGTCGGGGTGCTGCGACTCGCTCTCGGCTGCGGCCAGCCACTGCCCCATCCGGGCAATGTCCTGCAGGTCAGAAGGTCGCCGCACCGCCGGAAGGCGGCTCTCGACGTTCGTCTCGATCACTTCTGCTGCGTTCACCTCGTGCCTCCTTGTCTCGTTCTACCTGAGCCGCCGCACGGAGCCGTCGCCCGCTGCAGAGACGACAGGTGCGAAAGCTCCCGATCTGCCAGAGCGAACGCGAGACGTGCCCGCAGTCGTCGCAGCGCTCGCCGCCACCAGCCGGCGGGCCGAGCGGGTCGCCCCCGTCGGCTGCGTGCAGTCGGTCGAGCACGTACAGCGACCAGGCCAGCCCGAAGCGCTGCTCGCTCTCGTCCACTCACTGCTCGGCCTTCTGCTCGTGCCCGAGGCGATGGTCGAGCGCGAGCTCGTGCGCTCGAAGTTCGCCCTCGGTCGCGAACGACTGCCCGCAGGGCACGCCGCCCGCGTACTCGTACAGGCAGGCGAAGCGCTCTCGACCCGGCGGCTCGTCCGCAGTCGGCGACGACGCAGCCTGCTGCGGAGTCGGCGGCGGCTGCGGGGGACCCTCACCAACGAACCCGACCCTTAGAGGGTCGGGTTCGGGTTCGGGGGCATCGGGGATTCGATGCCCCTCACCCATAGGTGCACCACTAGGGTCGCCAGTGGCAGACCCATCGCCGGTGCTATGGGTCGAGCCATGCCACCGCTTGTTTGCGCCTTTCCTGCCCTCGTCGGCTCGACGCTTCCGCTCGGCCTCGATCACCTTCCGCGAGGGGTTCAGAGCGAGGTAATCGTGCACGCGGTAGCCGCTCCCGTTTTTTATCCACAGGCCCGCCTCGATCAGCCGCTCGGGGAGCGTCGCCTGGTCGCCAGCGAGCGGGTCGATCTGCGCAGCGACCCACGCGCTGGGGATGTAGCCGTCCGTCAGGTATGCCCCGCAGTAGGACAGCGCTCGCGCGTAGAGGCCGGTCCCGTCGAGGCCGACCTCCAACAGCTTCGGGTTCGCGTGGAACTTGTCGTCGAGCTTCACCCACGGCATCAGGGCATCCCTCCTTCCTGCGGGTGCGCGCGCGCGATCTCGCCCTCGTCGCACGTGACGAACCCGCCGTAGTCGAGTTCGATCCGGGCGAGCCAGTTGCCCGGACGCGCGAAGCCGCCCGGCACGTACCAGCAGTCGAGCACGACGCCGTAGTCGCCCTCGACGAGCACGCGCTCGCCCGCTTGCAGGTGACGCACGACCGGGTCGCGCTTCGGCCACGGCTGATGCCAGTCGCTCAGCGCCGCCACTCCCCCGCCTGCGGGCAGGTCGCGAAGTGCGAGGTGTGATGGAGGCCCGCGCCCGCCTCGGGCGCGTAGAGGGCGTGCAGCACGACCCTCTCGCCCTCGACGCGCGAGCGCACGACGAACGTGCCCGCCTCGCTCGGCTCGGCGTCGAGCGGCATCCGCTTGCCGCGCTCGGTGATCGCCCAGACGATCTCAGCGCCGCAGCTGCGGCAGCGGCTGACGCCCGTGTCAGGAGTCACGTCACCGCCTCGCGTGCGCGCGTGCGCGCGGGAAGCTCGTCGCGCAGGTAGGAAAGCTCGACTGCGATCGTGCCCCCGGCCTCAAGCTCGACCAGCAGCAGCCAGCGCGTCCGCCGGTGCTTGAGCGCGACGACGCGCCCGCGCCGACCGTCACGCAGGACGACTCTCACCGCACCGGCACCCCCGCCCGACGGAAGCTCGCCAGCTGGTTGGCGCTCGCGCGCCGGTCCCCGGGGGTCATGTGCACCGTCAGCGGTCGCCCGTCTTGAGCGCGCACGACCTGCCCCTGCGGGTCGAACAGGAACGGGCAGCGCCAGAGGCGCGCGCGACGCGGCGAGTCGTCGCGCCGCTCGCAGCCGAAGGCGATCCGGTAGCCCGCTGGCAGGCGGCGCAGAAGCTCGCGCGCGTACTTGCGGTTCGGCAGACGCTTGTCGAGCGGTTCGATCACGCCGCCGCCTCGGCTTCGAGGATGCGCCGCCCGATCCACTCGGCGACCGGGACCGTGACAGCGTCGCCCATCGCCGCGTAGCGGCGCCCGTCGGGCGGCTCGTTCGGCTCGCCGAGCCAGTCGTCGGGGAAGCCCTGCAGGCGGCAGCACTCGGTCGGGGTCAGACGTCGCACGCCCTCGCTGATCACGACGCGCCCGGCCTGTCCGTCGTTGTCGTCTGCGCCGCCCGTTCCAAGGCCGCTGAGAGACGCGACGGAATCGTCCGGCCGCGCTTGGTCGCCCGGCGCAGAATCCCCGCCGCCGCCTTCGAGGAAAGGAAGAAACGGCTCGGCACCGCGAGCTCCAAGACGTCCGACAAGGAACACTCGACGACGTCGCTGGGCGACTCCGAAGAATCGACTGTCCAGCACTCGCCAGGCCACGCCATACCCGAGGTCGGCCAGCGTCGCGAGTACGACGGCGAAATCTCGGCCACGGTGCGAGGTAAGAAGTCCGGGGACGTTCTCAACGACGAGCCAGCGGGGCCGAACAGCGTCGGCGATGCGTGCGAACTCGAAGAACAGCGACGAGCGCTCGCCGGCGAGGCCCGCTCGCCGCCCCGCGACCGAGACGTCCTGACAGGGGAAGCCTCCGCAGACGAGGTCAACACGAGCGTGGCCGTCCTCGGCCCATGACCAGCTGCGTCGAGCGTCAGCGACAGCTGCGCTTCCTCCCAGCGCTCGCAGTCGTCCGGGTCGTGGGCCTTCTGCGACTTGACGAACGTCCTCGAAGCAGGGGAGCTCGGGCCAGTGCGCGCGCAAGACCTCTCGCCGCCAGGGGTGCGACTCGCACTGCCAGACGACGCGCATCCCGGCTCGCTCGAAGCCGAGGTCGAGGCCTCCGACGCCTGAGAACAGCGATCCGACTCGCACGTCACGCCTCGCCCTTCAAGACGTTGTCGATCTCGCCGCTCCACCAGTGCTGCGGCGTCCAGACCGCGACCCGCACCGGGACGTCCTTCGGCTCGCCGCGCAGCTGCTGCCCGAGCGCGAAGTGCACGAACAGCAGGTCATTGATCCACTCGACCTGCGCGCTGCTCAGCTTGCCCTTGTCGCTCTTGAGCTCGACGAACAGCAGCCGGGGCGGCTTGATCAGCACGAGGTCGGGGAAGCCCGCCGCCGAGTGGCGCGAGTCGAAGGTGTGGTAGGCGCGCCAGCCGAGCAGCCGGGCGAGATCGAGCACGTGCTGCTGCAGCTGCTTCTCGGTCATCCGCCGGACCTCGTCACTCATCGCGCAACCGCACGAGCACGAGCTCGTTGACGCGGTCGAGTCGCCGCCCGTACAGGTGCTGCTCGCAGTAGTGCCACCAGGAATCGACCCGCCCGCGCCCGACGTGTCGCCGCCGGTTGAGCGCGGCGACCGAGGGACGCCCGCAGGCCTTCGAGCGGTAGCCCGCACCCCAGCGGCAGCGGTGCAGCAGCCCTTCCTCGCGGCTCGGGTTCACCCGCCAGCCCTCATCGGGCACCCAGACGTAGCGAAAGCCCTCGGGTACGACTTCGTTCATCGCTTCGCCCTCGCCAGGCCGATGTAGAGCGCGTGCGCGCGCTCGACGCGGTGCTCGACCGTGTGCCAGGCCCGGCAGCAGTCCACGCGACAGAACGGGTCGTCGTGCAGCAGCGCGCCCCTCGGCAGCGGCTTGCCGCAGGTCGCGCAGGTCTGGCCCGCGCCCACCGGCGGGTCGGGCAGCGGCGGCAGGTCGTCGAGCTTCACCGCGCGCCCCCGTCCCAGCAGTCGAGGCAGAGCATCCGTCGCCGACGCCGCCCCCGGCAGTAGCGCCACTGCGCGCAGACGGCGCAGTGCGTCCAGAGCGCGAAGCGCACGCCCCAGACCTCCCAGCCGAAGCGCGCACGAGCTTCGAGCGCGCCGCTCACCTGATCACCTCGACCGGGATGCCCTTGCGCTCGGCGAGCGCGAGCGTGTAGCCGGTGCCGCTGCTGTAGTCCTGCCAGAAGGCGAGCACGAGATCGGGCCGCTCGTCGAGCATCGCCGCGCTGCGTCGCACCCCGGCGCTGCGGCCGAGACGCTTCCAGTCGGCGGGGTACTCGCGCACCTCGAAGCCGAGGCCCGCAGCGATCACGCCCGCGATCCGATCAGCGCCGCGTGCGCCGCCGTGCAGGACGACCGTCCCTCTCGGCAGCGCGCGCAGCCGTTCGCGGATCGGCTCGACCCGCCGCCACTCGCGCGAGCCGCAGACGAGCACCCTCACGCGATCGCCTCGATCGCGACGAGCGAGCTCGCGGGCACGAGGTAGCAGGGGCGATCGAGATCGCCGCGCCAGTAGGCCTCCTGCTTGGCGTGGCCGACCCCGATCGCCCCGACGACCTCGAAGGTCGGATAGGTCCCGCGCACGAGCACGGCGACGTGGGCGTCGGGGTCGCTGCGGTGGATCGGCAGGCAGCCGTTCGGCAGGCGCGTGTGGCGGACTTCGAGCCGCGAGCCGCCAGCCGTGACGAGGTCGCCGTCGCTGCGGTTGAGCGAGAGCGTCGCGGGCCAGTAGATACCGAGGGCCTTCGCGACGACGCGCTCGGCGACCGCCCCATCGACGTGGGCGCCGAAGTGCGGGCGCACCTGCCCGTCGTCGTCGTGCAGTCCCTTCCAGATCACGTGCAGCCCGCGTCGGAAGCCGACGTGCGCGGCGACGTCGAACTCTGCCCAGCTGAGGCCGACGACGATCACAACCCGCACGGCTTTCGCGTGTTCGGCCACGGCCCGTAGCCGCGCCCGCTGTAGACGGCGACTTCCCCGACCGCCAGCTGCGCAGCTGCGGGCCAGTTCGAGGCCCAGCCGAAGCGCATGACGAGCGCGCGCCCGTAGGTCAGCTGGAACTGCCGATCCATCTGCAGCCCGCCCCAGTAGGGATCGCCCGAGTCGCGCCACGATCCCTCGCCCCCGTGGATGCAGAGCAGGTTCGCGCGCACGTTGCCGAGCGTCGAGATCGCGACCCGTCGCCAGCGACGAGCGCGACGTGCGATCAGGAGCGCTCGACGCTCTGCGCGCCGCCAGCCGGCGAGCCGCCGCTGCGAGCGCTCGTGCTCGGCTTCGTAGCGCGCCTGCCAGTCCACCGGCGGCGGCGGCGGGTCGGTCGTCGTCGTGCCGCCCGTCGGCGGGTCCGGTTCAGCCTCGGTCGTCGCTGCAGCGATCGGGAGCGCGAGCACGACTGACGCGCCCGCTGCAGCGGCTGCACGCTGCGCCCGCGCTCTCACGCGGCCCCCGTAAACGCACTAACAAAGCGGGATTCCCGATCGTCTACACTTTGGACGCGATCACGAGTGGACACGTCGGAACTGTAGGAGATAGATTCCCCCCACAGTCCCGACGTGAACGTCACGAGTGCTCGCGACGGTTGGCAGATCGTTCCCGAGCAAGGAGGCTCTAGGTGTTCACGTTCGACGAGCTCATCCGCGTTTCGTCCATGAACGGGCGAGAGGAAAGCGCTGAGAGCACAAAGACGATCGACGACCAGCGACGCGGCAACCGCGACGCCGCGAAGGACGCAGGCGGTCAGATCGGCAAGACGTTCAAGCTGCTCGACCAGTCGGGTCGCACGATCCACGAGACGGGCGTGTACGAAACGCTCGTGCAGCGCGTGCGCGACGGCAAGAGTGACGGCGTCGTCGTCACCTACGGCGACCGCCTGACGCGCAACTGGCGCCGTGTCGGCGTCTTCTACGACGAACTCGAAGTAGCGGGCGGGCAGGTGATCATCGCCGGTCTGCCGGGCGTCGATTACCGGACCGCGACCGGGCGCATGGTCACCGGGATGATGGCCGTCGTCTCGGACATGGTCGGCGCGACGGCCGCTGAGCGCGCGCGGCGGCTGATGGACGAGCAGATCGTGCTCGGCGTCCCGGCGAAGTGCCCCTACGGCTACCGCCGCAACGCGACCGAGTCGGGCCACAAGACGCTCGCCGACAAGCCCGCGAAGTCGCTCGTCCCCGACGAGCACACCGCGCCCGTCGTGCGCCGCATCTTCGACCTGCGCGATGCGGGGCAGTCGTGGGCGTCGATCCGTCGCACGCTCAACGACGCGGGCATCCCGTCGCCCTCGGGCGGCGCCTGGACGCACGGCACGCTGACCTCGATCATCCGGCGCGAGACGTACTGCGGCGTGCTGATCATCGGCAAGCGCCGCAACGAGCACTCGCATGAAGCACTCGTCAGCCGGGCGCAGTGGCGGCGCGTGCAGCAGACCAAGCGCATCGCGGCGAGCAACCCCGGCAAGTACGTCGGTGGCCTCGGGATGGGCCTCGTCAGCTGCTCGGGTTGCGGCAAGCCGCTCAGCGTTCGCGGCCTCGCGCCCGAGCACCGCAAGCCGGGCACGCGCGGGTCGCTCACCTACGGGTGCACCCGCACCTCGCGCGACGGCACCTGCCCGCGCCCCGTCTACGTCACGAAGCAGATCGTGGACGACTACATCGAGGACGAGCTTCGCGACGTGCTGCAGGACGCGCGACTCGACCTGATCGGGAACTCTCGCGACCTGCAGAAGCGCAGGGACGCTTGGCAGGCAGCGCGTGAGGACCGGGCGGCGTTCGTCGAACTCGTGCCCGCGACCGACCCAGACTTCCTGCGGGGCAAGCAGGCGCGGGTAGAACGAGAGGCGCGAGCGCGTGCTGCCTACGAGGACCTTGCCGCCGAGGCCGACGCTGCCGAGCAGATTCCCGACCCGGCGGGCTACGACGCGCTCGATCTCGACGGCAAGCGTCAACTAGCCCGCCTGCTCATCGACGACGTCGTCGTCTCGCCGCCGTTCTCGCGCTCGCGTTACGCCGACGTCACCGAGCGGCTTGCGATTGACTGGAAGCGCGCCGCGTAGGCGGCGTGCCCCGCGTGGGCGTCGCTTGCCGGGTTCGGCGACAGCGACGTCCACATTCGGGAACTGGCGCGCAAGTACCTCTGCGAGCGCCCTCGCTGCTGTCTCGGGCGACGGGCGCTCGCTCACAGTGCGACCTCTACTTCCTCGGCTTCGACGGCGACTGCGACCTGCTGACGCTCGACCGGGACCGTGACGAGCGGCGCGTCGAAGGCGTCGTCGGGCAGGTCGAGCTTCAAGCGCACGACCGCCTCGTCGTAGTCGAGCGCGGGTCGCCGGCGGGTCACGCGACGCGCGCCGACGGTGCCGTTCTGCTTGCGCACGAGCACGAGGTAGCAGCGCACGATCACGCGAGCTCCTGCCAGTAGGGCGAGCCGAGGCAGTGCCGCAACCCGGCGCGCGTCTCGACGACGACGACTCGCTTCGTCGGCACGTGCTCGAAGCGGATGCTCACGAGGCGCGCCGCCGGTAGTCGTCGAGGCAGATCACGTTGCCGACGCGCGCGTCGAGTTCACCCGGCGGCGAGAGGCAGTCGGCGCAGCGCCAGTGGACGCCGTCCCAGCGCGCGTCCTCGTCGAGCACGAAGCGGTGACAGCCGCCGCACTCGACGTAGAGGTCGATCATGCGCCCGTTGTCGAGGAACATGCCCGCAGGCGGCTCGCTCAGACGGCGGCGGCGCGGCGAGTCGTCGTGCGCGGTCACGATCAGCAGCAGCGCGAGCGCGGCGATCAGCAGCAGCCAGGCGATCACTTCGCTAGCCCTTCGCGCCTGCGCCGCTCGCGCAGCTGCAGCGCATCGACGACCATCTGCGTGATCCAGGCGGCGTGCTCGAAGCGGTCGATCGGCGACCAGGCGCAGCAGGCCTTGAGCACGCGCTCGCTCGTCGAGCTCACGCTGCCCGCCCCCGTCTGCGCGCGCGCCGCCGCCGCCAGCGCTCGTCTTGGGCCAACTCGTGGAGCGCGTCGAAGGTCAGCGGCAGGTGCATGGCGATCCGTTCCAGCACCTCGTCGCTGGGCACGTTCTCGCCCGACTCCCACGCCTGCTCGGCCCGTTCACTGACTCCGGTCTTGTCAGCGAGCTTCTTCTGCGAGAGGTAGATCGACTCTCTCGACGCGCGGATCGTTTCACTCAGGCGGCGCGCTCGTGCCACGATCGAGCGAGTCTAGGACGTCACTCAGGCGACCGCAAGTCCCCCGAAGTGCGACACGAAGCAGAGCACGAAGTGGACATTAGGCGGCACGACTGCTTCAATCCCCAGAGCAGTCAGCGATTCCAGGGTGGCTGGTCTTGCCGAGAGGGACAGCGAAAAAAAATACTTCACGGGCGACGCGAGCGCCGTATGCAGACTTCGGTGCTCGTCTTCGAGACGCACGTAAGTCCGCTGGACTCACTGTCGATGAACTCAGCGAGCAGACGGGTGCGTCGCGTCGATCTATTCAACGATGGGAACGAGGGCTGCGCTTACCGCGCTACGCAATGCCTCAGCTGTCGGTCGTTCTCAACGTCGATCCTCATTGGCTTCTGACCGGTGAATATCGCGAGGGTGATTTCGGGACAGCAGTTGCGAAGCTTGACGCGCTCGACGTCTCGCTAGCGCAGGCGGTCACAATTGCCACTGCGACGTGGGCCGAGGTACGCAAAGACCTCGCGGCGATCTCGAAGGACGTCGCCTCGGTCGCTAAATGGATCGCCGCAGTCGATCGCCGCCTGGAACTGATCGAAAGGCGCGGCGAGCAGCTGCTCGATCTGAACGGCGAAGGCGCGAAGCAGTCGCGACCACGGCGCACTTCGACGCGCGCTTAGGCTGAGTGAGCTCGCGTGAGCGAACGAGGAAGGCATCGACCTCGGCGGCGAGTGCGCGGGCCTGATCGCAGAGCGTCGCGCTCTCAGCGACCAGCGCGTCTCGTTCGACGACCGCCGCTTTCAGGGCAGCCGCAAGCGCGGGGCTAACAGCGAGGCGTTCGATTCGCGCACGCGGGTGGTTCACGGCGGCTCCCCCCGCACTTTGAGTGCTGCTTTTCCGGGTCCCCTCGCACCCCAGCCAGACGCCAGACTTGCGGCCGAATCTACCACTGCCGGTAGCCCGGCTCAAGGGCCGCAGCGGGGTCGAAAAGCCGCAAACAGCGGACGCCGGATCACTCGGTCGAGGGATGCACGCGGCGCTGCTGAGGTCATAGCGTCCCGCGCAGAGGGGAGGGGGTCGCGCGCGAGCTCACGTAAGCGGCGGAACCGAGAGCATCGCGCGCGCCCCCCGCGCAGCACTGTAGAGACGGCGACGGCCCGCCGAGGCGGGCCGTCAGGAGAAAGAAGTACAGCTGCGAGTCTACGGGAGCAGCGGCGGGCGCACGACCTTGAGCAAGTCGCTGCGGTAGTGCAGCGCGACCGAGTAGGGCGCGGCCTCTGACCCGTGCGAGCACCACTTCGACGAGTCGCCGTCGCCGCCCGCGTAGCAGGTGGCGACGTGCTCGGTGTTGCTCAGCGACGAGCCGTAGATCGCCAGGTCACCGACGAGGTAGTTCGGGTGACATTCGGGGTTGTTGACGAGCGTGCCCGTGTAGCCCGCGCCGTTGTAGCCGTTGTCGTTCGGGTCCGGCACGGCGATTCCGGTCTGCTTGCGCGCCCAGTAGTAGGTGCAGGTCGCGTGCTCGGAACAGTCGGCGGTGAAGCCCGGCTCGGGCGCCTTGCCGAGCGACTGCATCGGGCGCACCTGCGCGTAGTGAATCTGCGGCTCGCTTCCGATCGACCGCTGACAGTAGTCGCTCATCGCGTTGCGCACGCGCTGCTTCTTCTGATCGGGCGTCTCGCCCGCCGGCGGGCCGCTCGACGAGTCGTCGTCGTCGTCCTTCGGCGGCGGGTGGTCCTCCGTCCACGCCTGGTAGTAGTCCTCAAGCAGCGACTGGCTCGTCGGGTCGCAAATCCACTCGCCCGCGTGCGGCGAGCCGTCGGGCACCTTGCCGTACAGCAGCGCGTGGAAGGTGCGCTCGTTGAGCGTGCCCGAGCCGTCGCCGGTGCCGAGCGCCGCGCGCAGGCCATCGACGCCGGGACCCGAACCGGTCGGGCCGGTCGCGCCATGGGCGAAGGCGTCGGTGTACTCGGTCGTGAACTCCTGCCAGCGCCAGAAGCCCGCGCGCGAGAGCATCCGCTTGTAGGCCTTGACGTCCTTGCCGTCGCTCTGCGTCTTCTGCTTCGGGTTGTCGGGCGCGTACAGCGTCCGCGTCATGCGCGAGGTGTTGCTCGGGCGCGGGCCGGGGCCGATCACCCACGGCAGCAGCGGCGCAGCTGCTGGATCGACGCTGCGCGTCGTGCGGTCTTCGAGCCAGTGCCAGAACGCTTCGAGTGCGTCGTCGAGCCACGGCGGCGGCTCGCTGTAGGTCGCCGAGACGCGGTCGCCGACCTCGGGCGCAGGCAGGTCGCGCCAGTCGTCGATCGCGCCGTCGCGTCGTGCTCGTCTCATCGGGCCTCCTTCGAGCTCAGGTCTTGATCAGGCAGTTGGCGACGAAGCAGGGGTGGACGGTGTTGTGTGGCTGGTCGCCTCCATCGAGGGCGATATCGAGCGCCGGGATCGGCTGAGCGGGGATCGCCAGGGAAGGGACCGCGTGCTGATGGGCGGCGCCCGCAGGCTGGTCAGCCCAGTTGGCCGCCATGTGAATCTGATTCGGGTAGCCCGCCGGGTCGGGTGCCGAGGCGTATGCCGCCCCGCCGCGCGCGTCCATCAGGAAGCCGACGTTGGCGACTGAGGTGTGCTGGTGGTTGACGTTGCCGCTGCCGGTCGTCCCGGCGTTGGTCGAGTGCGCGGCGAGGCTGCCCGCGCTCGTCTTGCCCCCGTGCTGATGCTTCGGCATCTCGCCCGCGCTGATCACGTGCGATTCCTCGCCGGGCTTCGCGCCAAGTGCGCGCGTGCTCAGACCGGTGCCAGCGCCCGCGCCCATCGGCGAACGCCCGCGCGAGTCGGGCAGGTTGAACGTCGTCGAGCCGTCGCCTGCGCCGTGCGCGGTGCCGACCTTCGCGAACAGTGCCGCGTAGGTCGAGCGCGAGACAGCGCGTCCGTCGCAGAGCAGCCAGCCGGGGCACTGCGTGTCCTCGCTGCCAGCGGCGACCGGATAGCCGACCCATTTCAGATCGCCGGAGTCAGCCTTCGGCGGCGTCGCCGCCTGCAACTGCCCGAGCACGACTTCGAGCCGGTCGGCGAGCTCCTTCATATCGACGGGCACGTCTGCCGGGTCCGTTTCAGCGGGGTACGGCAGATTGAAGATGGCCGTCTGGCCCATCGGTCCCCCTCTCGTGAGGTCGTGTCGGGCTACTGGCCGTGCTGGTCGGTCAGCGCGCCCGTGTAGGTCGCGTAGTCGCTCTCGACGGCGGCGTAGGAGGCGTGATCAGCTTCGAGCGAGGTGTACGACTGCCCCGGCATGACGTCGTAGACGAGCACCAGGCCAGCGGGCTTCTGCGCGATGATCGCCGCGTAGGTCGTCGCCGGGTTCGGCGTCTCGCTCCCGAGCGTCTGCACGCGCAGCGCGTAGGCATCGCCGCCGTCGCGCTCAAGCAGCGTCACCCGCTGAGTGCCCGTCAGCGTCGCCGCCGTCGAGCCGATCAGCGCCGCCGGGGTACCACGTCGCCAGCCGTCGGTCGCGAGAATGCGCGCGCGCTGATCGTCGGGCGTCGAGGCGGGCAGCAGCCGCACGCCGACGAACTGCGCCAGCCAGGGCAGCGCATCGTCTGGGCAGCGATTCAGATCGACGAGCAGCGACCAGCCCGGCCCCTCGGGCGTGTCGCGTTCGAGCTCGTCGAGCAGCTGGAACATCTGCCCGATCGCGTTGCACAGGATCAGCAGCGCCCAGCCGTAGGCGTCGTCCTCACGCGCGAGCGGCGCCAGCGAGACGTACAGGCCCTCGGCGAACGACTCCGGGTCGAGGTCCGGCGGCGGCGGCTCGGGCAGGTCGTGCGGGACGGGCGCGCCGACCGGCAGCTTGCGCGCGGTCGTGAGCTCGCCGCGCTGGGTCACGACTCGACCTCGACCGTGCCCGAGATCGCACCCGGCTCGGGCAGCGGCGCTGCGCCGGGCATGACGACGTCGGTCGTCCCCATCGTCCCGCCGGAGGCACGGATCGTCAGCGCCGAGACGTAGTGCACGCCCTCGACCTCGTTCACCGCCGTCAGCACCTCGGCCCAGCGCACCGTCGGCTCATTGATCCACGAGCGACCGCTCGTGTCGCCGTAGGGCGGGATGCCCCAGTTCTGCGGCGAGAGGTACGCCGTCAGCGAGTCGATCACCCGCTGCTGCACGTCGTCGGCGCTGTAACTCGGGTAGGCGACGACGTCGAAGCTGACGTCGATCGTCGCGTAGGTCGGGTCGATCACGTAGACGAGGAAGTTGACCTCGCGCATCGACTGCAGCAGGTCATCGACCTCCTGCTTGATCTCGGCCGAGACGGGCTGACCGTTGGCGTCGATCACGGCGACGCTGACGCAGCGGGGCGTGTTCGGCGTGCCCGTGTCGCCCTTCCAGAGGTCGATCGCGGTCGCGCGCGCGACGCCGGCGATCGAGCGCTGCGCCAAGATCGCGAAGTCCTGCGGCAAGATCGGTCGAGGCGTCAGCAGCGTGAGCAGGTCGCTCAGCCGGTCGAGGTAGGCGTCGGTGTCCTCGGCATCGACGCCGCCTGTCGTCGCCGCGTCGAGCGTCACCGAGGCGACGAAGTCGAGCGGGTCGAGCACTTCGACGTCACCGGTCAGGCCGCTCGCAGCTGCGCCAGCTTCGAGCGCGCGGATCGTCACGTCTGCCTGCACCGTCTGGCCGGGCGCGACCGTGAACGCCTCGACGACCTCGAAGGCGTAGGTGTCGATCGAGGCGGGCGGCGCGACACCGACCAGCGTCCCCGCATCGACCGTGTAGCCCGCGCCGTCGATCATCGTCCAGGTCGTGACTCCGGTCGCCTGCGTCGCCTCGAACGGCGGCAGGCCGAGGATCGACGAGCCGTAGAACTCGAAGATTGAGTCGGGCACGAGCGCGGCGAGCTCGCGAAGCTCGGACGCGGTCTGCGACAGCGACTCGATCAGCCAGGCCTCAAGGTTTCCGGGCGAGGGCAGCCAGCCCTCGACCTTGTCCTCCAAGTAGGCGAACGCTTCCTCGGCGAGGTCGGTCGGGTCCGTCTCGACCGGCACCGGGATGTAGGTCATGGCGCTAGTCCTCCGTTCTCACTCGCAGCAGCATCTGCACGTGCTGCACGAGCTCATCGACGTCGTCGATCTCGCGGTCGAGCAGCGTCTGCGCTCGCGGCTCCCAGAGTTCGACGGCGTGCCTGATCGCGGCCACATCGACGACCGGCGTCGAGAAGGTCGGGTCGGCGATCCCGAACTCGGGAAGCTCGACGCGGTAGCCGAGCGGGCAGAGCAGGATCGCGAGCGCGCACTCGGCGATTTCCTCGATCGAGTCCTGCTCGACGACGGTCGCCTGCGGCGTCGAGTCGAAGCGGAAGGGCAGGTCGAAGTGCGGAACGTCGGTCACGTCGCTTCCGGCTGCTCAGGCTCGGGCGACTCGGGCGGCGTGCCCGCTTCGCCGGGGACGGTCGGCGCAGCGATGTAGCAGACGCAGTGATCGACCTCTGCGTCGCCGTCGAGTGCGGCGAGCACCTGCGCCGCTGCCTCGTCGGGCGTGTAGGCGAGCGTCTGGCCCTCGTCGAGCGTGACGCTGACGGTGATCTGCATCGTTCCTCCTAGAGGCCGTAGAGGGTGATCCGGCTTCCGGCCGCGTAGTTCGGGCTGTTGATCCCGATCGTGAGCGAGGTCAGCGCGACGTTCGCCCAGTGCCCGTAGCCGAAGCGCACATCTTGCGAGCCTGCGGCAGCCGAGGCATAGACGCCGCCGCCGTAGATGATGTTCTTGCTCAGCAGGGCATCGCGGAAGTTCGGCACGATCATGAAGAACACGCCCGCCCGAGCCGCGATCGCGCTCGCTCCGCAGACGTTTACGCAGTTAATCGCAGTCCCGGCGCTGCCGCCGCCAGCCGAGAACGACGAGCCAGCGAGCACCATCTGCCAATAGGTGTAGTTCGCGCCCGCGTCGCCATTCATGCGGACGAAGATCGCGGTTGTGACGACCGCCGCCGTCGAGCGAGCCGAGCCGATCACAAGCAGGTGATTGAGGTCGGTCGGCAGACTCGCGAACGTCTTGACCGCGCTCGTGCCGTCGGCGACATAGTCCTCGACGAGGCGCAGCGTCCCGAAGCCGAGGTCGCCCGGCTGGATCGAGCCGTCGAGAATCTTCGACGAATCGACCGCGCCCGCTGCCAGCCGGGGCAGGTCTGCGGTTCCGGTCAGATCGCCCGCGAGCTTGAGGATGCCTTTGACGCTCGCGCTCGCGTCGGGCGCCGGCGGGCCGGTCGCGCCGGTGTCGCCCTTGTCGCCCTTCGGCCCCTGCGGCCCGGTCGGGCCAACGGGACCAGTCGGGCCAGCGGGACCGGGCGGGCCGACAGCACCCTGGCGGATGATCCCGAGCAAGCAGCGCTGCTCGGGCAGCGCCGCGCCTCCGGCGAGCCAGCTGACCGGAAGCTCGACGTAGCTGCCCTTGTCGATCGCGTTGCCAGTGACCTGGTACTGCTGCCAGCGGCTCGCGTCGTCCTTGTCCTGCAGGTAGACCTTCGCGCTCGCGTCGATCAGCAGCAGCGCGGTCGTCGCGTCGGTGCCGTCGGCGGTCGTGTACCTGACCCACATCTTCGTCGCCGCGCTCTGCGTGGCGTTGTTGAGCCGCACCTCGCTGCCCGACGGCGGCTCGGTCAGATGCGCGTCGAACATGAACTCCAAGACGCTCGTCGAGCCGCCCGGCGGTCCCGGCGGTCCCTCCGGGCCGGGCGGCCCCGGCTCGCCCGTGCCGGTGACCGGGGCGAGCACCATCACCCACGGCGTTTCCTGCTCGTCGAAGATCACGAGGCAGTCGTCGCCGACCTCGGGCAGAGCGGTCGAGGGCGCCCACGGGCACGGCCCCCATTGCTGGCGGTCGCCGTCGAAGGTCGTGACGGTGACGTGGAGCTCGTCCTCGCTCGTCGCGGGCGCGACTGCGACTCGGCCGCGCACGACGTTGCGCACCTCCGGGCCTGCGGTGATCAGGTCGGCGAGCGTCGGCACTCAGACCCCCGGCCAGTGTCGGGCGGAGAAGCCCGAGGTCGGGTGCATCTGCGGGTTGAAGCCCGCCCCGCCCCACGACTTGCCCCAGCGCCCGGTGCCGAAGTGCTGGTCGCCCTTCGGGGTGTGGAAGACGATGAACACGTGGACGTCGTTCGCGTAGACGGTCAGGTACTGCCCGCGCCCGGCCCGGCCCCAGCTGCGCGCGATCGTGCCCGAGGTCGCAGTCGGCCCGCCGGGGTGGAAGCCGAGGCCCGCAGCAGCGAGCACCGCGACGGTCGAGCCGCTGCAGTCGTAGCCGCCGCCCGAGGGCGAGCCTGCGCGCGCGTGCCCGCCGCCCCAGACGTAGGGGTAGTGCTTGGCGTCGATCGAGCGGGCGGCGAGGTAGGCCTTCGCTGCGGGCGAGCCGACCGAGGCACCCGGCGCGTCGCGCGCGCTGCGGCGTGAGCTCACGCTCGTCGTCGCCTGCTCGGGCGCAGGCTCGGGCAGCTTCTTCGTCGCGCGCTTGAGCGTGATCTCGGCGTCGGCCTCGAACAGGCTGCGTCGCATGTCGCTGACGAGCCAGAAGCCGTCAGCCGGCCCGACGTCGGTCAGCTGCACGACCGAGCCGGGCGGCGCCGCCCAGCGTCGAGCGCGACAGTTGACGGTCACTTCGCTGCGCACCTTGCCGTTGTCGATCTCGAAGTCGATCGCGCTCACGCCGGGGGTCTGCTCGTTGAGCACGAGGCGCGGCTTCGCCTTGAGCAGCTGCGTCTCGCTGATGAACCACACCGCGCCCGCTGAGACGAAGCAGCGCCAGTTGACCTCCTGCGCGAGCCGCTGCAGGCAGGTCCAGCTGTCCTCGTGCGAGCCGTCGGTGCCGCCGCGCCGGAACTGGTAGGGCAGTGCCTTGCGCAGCGCGCGCTTGTCGGTCTGCCCGGCGACGGGCTGACGCGCGCGAAGCTCCGGGCAGACGAACGGGATCGCTGGCTTGACCTCGCGCACGAGCGAGAGCGCGAACTGCGCGCGGGTCAGCTTCCCGCGCTTCGCCTTGCGCGGCCGGTTGTGCTGACGCAGCAGCGCCACCTCGCGGTCCTCGAAGGTCAGGGTCAGGTCGTCGCCCTGCTTGCCGACCTTGACCAGCCGGAAGCGCAGCGCGTCGAGCGTGACGTCGATCGCGTAGCTGAACATGCCGCTCTGCAGCAGCGCGCGCCTCGGGTCGTGCACGGTCAGCGTCAGCGTCGAGGCACCCTCGATCGTGCGCTCGAGCTCGCCGCCGACGATCGAGCCGTCGATGCGCGTGTCGAGCCGCAGCTTGCGGTTGACGACGTCGAGCACGACCTTCGAGAGGTCGAGGTCGATCTCGTGCGAGGGCTGACTCGACACGAGCGCGAGCGAGCTCACCTCACGGCACCTTCAAGCAGGTGAACACCGTCACCTGCCCGCCCTTGTGCTTGATCACGAGGTCGCCGAACTCGAAGCCGCTCGGGCAGGACGCCTCGCCCGATGGGCCGGTCGCGCCGCGTGCGCCCGCCGGGCCGGTCGCCCCCTTCGGCCCCGCCGGGCCACGCTCGCCCTTCGGCCCCGCCGGGCCAGCGGGTCCCTGCGGCCCAGTCGGCCCCGTGGCGACGTCGATCGTCACCGTGCGCGTCGCGACGGGCGCGCTGCTGAGTGCCTGCGAGGCGAGAAAGCCGGACGCGCCAGCGAGCGCCAGCGAGGCGGTCAACCCGGACACGATGGTCTTGCTCACTCGCCCTCCTTCCCGAGCTTGAGTCCTTCGCGGAACGCCGCGAAGCGGCGCTCGCATTCCTCGGCGTCGGCCTTGCGCACTCGCCGCACGACCCAGACGGCGCTGAGCACCGCGCCCGCGCCCGAGAGGAACGAGCCGAGCGCGTTGAGGTCGATCACGGCAGCCGGAGGACCTGCCCCGGCGTGATCGCGCGCGGGTCGCGTAGCCCGTTCAGCTGCGCGATCTCGACCCAGCGGTCGGCGTCGCCGAGCTCGCGCGCGGCGATCGTCAGCAGGTCCTCGCCCGCGCCGAAGTCGTCGGCGCTCGCGCTCGCGTCGCCGAGCAACGTCGCGCGCGTCGTCATGCCTCGCCGCGCGCTCGACTTGCGCTTCGCAACGATGCGCTTCGCCGGTGCGCCGTGCTTCTTCTTCCGCGCCTTGCGACGTCGCCGGTTCGCCGCCGAGCGCTCGACGACGTAGACGTCGTCGAGGTACTCGATCAGCGTCAGCGTCAGGTACTGGCGCACGCGGTCGCCGAGCGTGTTCATCAGCGCATCGCCGAAGGCGAGGTCGTTGAGCACCCAGACGCGACCGGTGAACGGGACCGCGCCGCCGGTCGCGTAGATACGCAGCTGCGGCGGCTCGCCGTCCGAGGCGGTCGGCTGACCGAGCTTTTCGATCTGCTCGATCTGGCGCTCGATCGAGGCGCCGCTCGTCCACTGATCGAGCAGCAGCGGCAGGGTCAGCTGCAGCACCGGCGACGACTTCCACGAGGTCAGCGGGCGACGGCGCGGACGCTCGACGACGTCCCAGCCGCCGAAGCCCGAGTCGAGGTTCGGGCGTTCGTCGGCCAGGCGCGCGGTGACCGAGAGCGGCGGGTCGGCCGACTCGATCCGCACCCAGCCGACTGCGGGCGGCGAGGGCATCAGCGCCGCGCCAGCTTGTCAGCGGTGAACGACCCGACCGCGCGCGCGATCTCGCGCCGGTCGAGGTAGACGGGCACGACGACGGTCGCCTCGCCGCCGATGCCGCCGACGCCCGCGAGCGACCCGCCGGCGCCCGGCAGCGGCGTGACGTTCGCGCCCATCGGCAGACGCACGACCTCCGGCCCGCGCTCGCCAACGAGCACGTTGCCGCTGCGCGGCGCGACGCCGCCGGACTGGCCGAACCAGCCGCCGACCTTCCCGGCCAGACCGCCGACGCCGCCGATCGCCTTCTTGAAGGGCGAGCCGATCTTGCCGGGGATCGACTTGATGAAATCGACCGCGCGCTGGAACTCTCGGATCACGAGCGTGATCGCTCGTCGCGCCGCCGCCTGAATACCGTCGAAATGCTGGATGATCTTCGCGATCGCGAAGCCGAACGGGCCGAGCAGGATGCCCACCAGCAGCGGCCAGTTCTTCTTGATCCAGCCGAACACGTCCATCGCCTTCTTCTTGATCGCGTCCCAGTGCTTGACGACGAAGTAGGCGGCGACGCCGATCGCGATCAGCGCGAGCACGACCGCGCCGATGATCCCGACCGTGACCAGCAGCGAGGCGTTCAGGCCGAGGTTGGCGATCGTCGCCGCGAGCGTCGCGACCTTCCAGGCGATGAAGGCGATCGTCAGCAGGCCGAGCGCGATCTTGAGCGCGAGCGCATTGTGCGTCAGCGGCTGCACGACCTGCGTCAGCTTCACGAGCAGTCGCGTCAGCTGCAGGATCACGGGCAGCAGCGCCGTGCCCAGCTGCACCTGCACGCCCTGGTAGGCGAGCTTGAGCTCGCGCTGATGCTGCATTTCCTCGACGACTGCCTTGGTCGTCTTGCCGCTCACGGTCGCCCCGTACTTGTCAGCCAGGCCCAGCTGCTCGCGGATCGCCTCCGACCCCTTGAACAGGATCGGCGCCAGCTGCAGCCCGCTACGCGAGAACAGCTGCTGCGCAAGCGCGGCGCGCTTGGCCGGGTTCGTCATTTTCGCGAAGCGATCCGAGACTCGTTCGAGCACCGCCTGCGTGTCGCCGGTCCTGATCGCGACGTCGTTCGAGGTGAAGCCCAGCTGCTCAAGCGCGCTGTTGTGCTTCTTCGTCCCGACCCGCGTCTTCTCGATCTGCTTCGAGAGCGTCGTCAGCCCGCGCTGGAAGGTCATCGTCTGCACGCCTCGGACCTTGAGCACGCTCGCCCATTCGCTCGACGTCTTGACGTCCATGCCGGTCGTGCGCGAGAGCGCAAGCGTTGACTTGCCGAGGTCCTCGGTCGCATCGACCGCGCCCCGGATGAAGCGCTGCGCGCCGTAGACCGCCGCCGCCCCGCCAGCCCACTTCGCGACGCCCTTCCAGCCGAGGCCCGCCTGCTTGCCCGCCTTCTCGGTGGACTTGCCGATCCCCTCGACCGAGCCTGCAGCCTTGTCGGCGCCGCTGACGAACTGGCGGACGTTGCGCAGAGCGAGGACGATCTCGACGAGATCAGCCACGGCGAGCCGCCTTCGCGAGGGCGTTCACGACCTGCACTGCGAGGTTGTGCTGCTCGACCACGCGCAGCTGCGCCGCGCGGTGAGCGAGAGCGGTCAGCATCAGCCGTTCCTCGTCGTCGGTAGTTGTCAGGAAGCGCAGCGCCGGGAGGCCGTGCAGCGCGAGCACGGCGGCGGTCGTGATCTCGACGCCGCCTACGATTCCCCCAGCGCCACCTCGTCCAGGTCCTCGTTCGTCGAGGTCGCCCACTCGACGTACTCGGTCGCCGAGCCGCCGACTGCGAGATCGGGAGCGTTCGCCTTCGAGTAGAGCTCGCGCACGACCTCGCGTGCTCGCGTCGCCTCAAGCCCGAGCACGAGCGACAGCCGCTCGTCGAGCCGCACCGGCTCGCTCTCGTCGTCGAGCAGCGGCGTCCAGGGATCGTCACGTCGCGCACGCCCGAGCACCGCCCGGCAGGCGGCGATCAGCATGTCGGCGTTGGCGTTGAAGGCCCGCTCGGGCGAGTGCGAGCTCGTCGCGCGCTCACCGATGCGTGCCATCTGCGCGCCGGGGATCGGCCCGAGCCGCAGCGCGAGCAGCCCGAGCCACCCCGGCACTTCCAGATCGAACTGGCGCTCAGCGGCGTGCCGCTCGCGCACCGCGCGCAGAGCACCGACGACGCTCGCCTGCGAGGGCGCGTTCCCGTTCGGCTCCCCCGGCCAGCCGTGCTCGTGCTCGGGGACGATCTCGGGCAGCTGCTGCGAGTGTGCCGCGCCGGGCAGCACCTGCGTCTCGTCCTCGTGCATCAGGCCACCGTCCCGGTCGGCGTGACTTCGAGCTCGATCAGCGCCGCGTCGCTCGACTCGCTATCGACCTCGGGCGGGTTCACCTGCTTGAGCTTCCCGCTGTAGACGATCGGGCGGCCGAAGACGTTGCCGTCCACGTCGAGCGGCTGCTTGCTGATCACCGCGCTGCCCTTGCCCGCGCGACTGATCAGCCAGTGCACGATCGCGTGGTCGCGGGTCAGGTCGTAGAGGCGCGAGACGGTCACCGAGCCGACGTTCACCGAACCGCCGAGGCTGATGCGCGCACCCATCGCACCCGGCTTGAACGTCGTTTCCTCGCTGTCGATCTCGCCGCCCGACAGCTTGTCGAACGTGCCGAGATCGACGCCATCGACGCTGACCTTGACGTCGTACTGGTCTTGCCTCACTGCTGCTCCCTCCTTCCGGGGGCTTAGGCCGCGAGTGCCTGCGTCGTCGCGACCTTCACGATCTCGATCACGACGAGTTCGGCGAAGGGCGACATGCGGACTTCGATCACGGCGTGAAGCTCGCCGGCTGCGATCGACTCGGGCGTGTTGACCTGGTCGCCGACGTCCACGTAGAACGCCTCGTCGGCGGTCGCGCCGTAGAGAGCGTCGGCCTCGTAGAACGGGACGAGCATCGCCCGAAGCTCGGCCCCGAACTGCGCGACCGTGCGCCCGCGCCCGTCCATCACCGAGAACACGAAGCGCTCGGCGATCACGTCGGCCTGCGCCACGATCGCCATGTTCAGGCGGGCGTTGCCGAGGCTCAGCCACGGTGCGGCGTCCGGGTCGTCGGGATCGACGAGCGTCCGGTAGCCGTAGGCCTCGACGCCGCCGTAGATCAGGCGGAACATGTCGATCCCGCCCTCGTTCAGCTGCTCGTACTCGGCGTCGGTGTAGCGAGCGCTGAGGTCGGTCGCGTAGCGCGAGAGGCCGTTCGTGCCCGCAGCGGGCACGTTCGGGTTGAACAGCGCGTCGTTGCGGGCGATCAGGCCCGCCTCGATCGCGGCGCAGGGCACGTTGCGGGTCGTGCCAGCGGCGACGCCGGGGATCACCGCCTGCGGGGCGAACAGCGCTCCGTAGCGGGCCTCGGGCAGAGCACGCAGCGTCGCAGCGGCGTCGATCACCTCCTGCGCCGTCCCGGCCTCGGCCGCTTCCAGCAGCCCGATCCGGTTGTGCGCGGCGCAGTGTTCGAGGATCGCCTGCTGCGAGGCGGCGTCGCTCGCGCCGGGGATCGACACCTGCCCCGGCCCGAGGTCGCTCGTGAAGTCGTCGAGCGCGTCGGCGAGATCGGTCGGGGTCGAGGCCTGCGGCGCGGCGACCTCGCCGTCGGCGTCGATGATCGCGTCGATTACCGCGTCCTTGTTCGGCAGCGAGGCGGGGTCGTCGATGCCCGCCGCCTCGGCTCGGGTGTTGAGCTCGTCGCGCGTCAGCGGTTCGAGCTCGTCGCGGCTGACGAGCAGCATCGTGCCCGCCGGGAAGGCGCGCACGTAGACCTTCGCGCCGCCCTCGCGGAAGTAGGCGTCGATCGCGTCGTACAGATCGGCCCCGCCGGAGCGGTCGCCGAAGGTCGCCTCGTACTGCGTCAGCGACGTGACGAGCGTCGGGGTCGTCGGGCCGCTCGCGGTGTCGCCGGTGACGAACCACACGCCCGTGTCGGTCGGCGCCGAGCGCGGCAGCGGCTGCTCTCGGCTGATGATCTCGGTGCCTGGACGGCTCACTCGTTCCCTCCTTCGTTCGGGAGCGTCTGCGGGGGCACGACCGACTCGACTGCGACCTCGACGTCGTCGGCGATCGGGTCGTCGGGCCAGGGATCGGTGTCGGGACTCAGCGGCAGATCGCGCTCCAACGGCCCCGCGTTGGCGAGCGCGACCTCGTGCACCTCGACGGTGAAGGCGACGACGCCCGCGCCGAGCGTGCGCCCGTCGTCGAAGTCGAGCTCGTCGTAGCTCTCGCTCGTCCAGACGGTGCCGCTGGCGTGCCCGTCGAGCGAGGGTCGTTGGATCAGCAGCAGCCGCAGCGCAGCTGCGTAGAGCATCGCCGCCCGGCGCGTCTCGGCCTGCGTGCGCGACGAGCAGACGCAGCCCGCGCCGACGTCGAAGCGCGCTCGGTAGCTGCCGCCGCCCTCGCGCAGCGGCGGCTCGCTCGTGCCGACGCTGATCACGAGCACGGCGGGCAGCTGATCCTCGGGCCACTTGTCGAGGCTCGGCGCGACCGTGTAGGAGCGCGGTCGCTGCAGCGCGCCCGCCTCGAACCCCGCCTGCCGCTCGATCTCGCTCAGGTAGGTGCCGAACCAGTTGCGGAACAGGTCGATGCACCAGGCCTCGACGTCTGCGCCGCTGATGATCGGGCCGAAGATCGACGGCTCCGGTGCGAGCTTCACTGCTTCTTCGTCCCTTTCATCAGGTAGTCGCGCACGTCGGCGACCATTCGCCGGCGGGTGCGCAGATCGACGGGCACGAGCACGCGCCGCAGCGGCACGCCTCGCCCCTCCTGGTGGAAGACGGCGTAGGGCACGCGCGTGCCGAAGCGCATCTGCTTAGCAGTCACCGTCCGACGTGAGCTGGCGCCGCGCTGGGCGGTCAGCGAGCGCAAGAGCGCGCCGGTGCGCACGAGCGGCTGCGAGGGCATCCCCTCGCGCTGCTTGTAGGCGACTGTCGCCTCGGCCAAGTGCGGCCACTCGCCGCGCCCGTCGCTTGCGAACCACGCCGCCTCGCCGAGCCGGAGCTCGTCGGCGATCTGCTGGAAGGCCGGGCGCGGGTCGGCGGCGCTCTTGCCGAGGCCGCGCAGCAGCTTCGCCGCTGCCTCGTCGCCCTTCGACTCGATCCCGAAGCCGAGGCCACCGAAGGGGGCGCGCGGGGGCACCTAGTCGTAGTCCTCGCCGCTGGCGGGCAGGTCGCCGACCGGCAGGTCGCCAGGCTCGGGCGGCTCGCTCGGCGGCTTGAACGTCTGCCGCCAGTTGGCCGGGTTCTCGGCCTCGGGCCAGTCGTCAGACCCGACGTCGCCCCACGGCCCGTAGATCGAGCCGCTGCCGCCGTAGACCGCGAACGTCGTCTCGGGGATCACGGGCAGGTTGTGGTAGCCGAAGCCCTCGCCACCGCTTGCCGCGCCGCCGCCCGCCTCGACGCACTCGACGACCTTCGCGATCCCGTCGTCGTAGAGACGCTTGTACTCGGCGTAGGCCGAGCGGTCGTTGCGCACCTGCTCGGGGAAGTAGCTGAGCTCGACGAGCATCGCCGCCAGCAGCCCGGCGACCTGATGCGCGCCGCTCGCGCACGGCTCGGCCAGCAGCCGCCCGGTGGTCGCGGCGACGATCTCGATCGCCTGCTCGATGATGCCCTCGACCTCGTCGAGCGTCGGGCGTGTCTCGTCAGTCCACTCGCCGAGTTCGGCCCCGTTCGCGTCCTTCGTGCGAGCACGCAGCAGGCGAGCGACCTCGTCGGGCGTCGGCGTCCACTCGTCGGGCGTCTGCACGATCTCGTCGATCTCGCTCATGCGATCCTTTCGTGGCGGGGTAGCGCTCGGGCGGCAGCGCTAGCGGCGCTGCCCCGCCCTCATTCGCCCTCTGACGTGCCGCAAGCCTCAGCGCGACTGTCTCGCTCCGGTCGCCTCAGAGGCGCTTAGACGGCCTCTCAGGGCCTCAACTGCCGCTGCTCGACGACGACGACTTCGACGAGGCCTTCGCGCTCGTCGTCGTGCCCTCGTCGCCGGTGCCGCCGAAGCGAGCTTCGAGCTCGCCGCGCCGGTCGAGTGCGGCCTGCTTCGCAGCGTCGTCCGTCTCGGGCGTCGGCTCGCCTGCGGCGACGCCCTCGACCGTGTAGGCGTGGTTCGGCGTCGGGTCCTGCCTGACGCCGAAGAAGCCCGCGTCGAGCGCGTCCTCATTCGTCCACGCTTCGAGCGTGTCGGCCATGTCGTGCCTCCCTCAGCCGCTTACGGCTGCGTCAGGACGGCGAACGGGTAGCGCGTGCCCGCCGTCGGGGCCTGGTAGCTGATCGGGTTCGCGACCTGGAAGCCGAAGCGCGCGACGACGCGCATCGCGACCATGTCCTGCTGGGCCAGGTTGTAGATGATCTTGCCCGTGTCGTCCGAGATCACGGCCTGGTCGAGCAGCTTGTAGGTCAGGTCCTGCCGGACGCCGAGCATCCCCTGCGTGAAGTCGCCCGCGACCGCCTCGGCTGCACCCGTTGCCGGGGTAGGCCAGAGGCCGTCCATCGCGTAGACGATCGGGACGCCGTAGATCGTGCCGCCCGACACCTCGCTGAGCAGGACGCCGTTCGCGTCGCGCGCGTTGCGCAGCAGACCGGCCAGCGCGCGCTTGGCGACCAACCCGTCCACCGCGTAGCCGTCGGCCTCGACGACGCCGAACAGGTCGGAAATGTCGGCGGAAATCCCGCCCTCGGCGGCGGTGTTCGTGCCGCGAGCGAAGACGTTGCCCGCCGCCGTCGCGGCAGCGACGATGCCCTGCGGCCACGAGGCGGGCTTGTTCAGGCCGAAGAAGATCGCCGCGTCGAGCGTGCGCCCGACCGCCTCGGCCAGCCGGGGCTGGATCATGCCCCAGACGTCGAAGCTCGCGTCGTCTACGACCGCCTCGGGGATCGGGACGATCGCGGCGATTTCCTCCGCTTCGAGGAACAGCCCCGACCAGTTGACCTCGGTCGTCTGCTTCAAGCCGGTGTCGCCGTTGACGAAGTAGGCGACGGGCAGCGCCGAGACGACCGGGATGCGGCGCTGCTTCGAGCTCATCGGGACGTGCGGGAACAGCCGCAGCGCGGCGCTCTGCTCGATCGCAGTCTGCAGGACCTGCGTCGCCTGCTCGACCGGGATCAGCGCGTCGGCGTCCGAGCGGCTGATGATGGAGTCGTAGGTAGCCACAAGGCCTCCCTCTCGTTGCTCGCTTGATGGGGAAGCGGCCTCGCGCCGTGCTGCTCGGGCATCGCGCCCGAGCAGGTGTCGTGCTTAGTGCCCGGCTGCGCGCCGGATGCGCTCGTTCATCGCCGCGTTGCCCTTCGCGGGCGCCGACGATTCACGGGCACCTGCGCCCAGATCGCGCGCGGTCTGACGCTGACCGAATCGCTCGGCCATCGCCTTGGCGTCCTCGGCGAGCTCGTCTGCCGAGTCGCCGCGCAGCCGATCCCAGAGGTCGGGGATGCCCGCCTCTGCAGCTGCGCTGCGCGCTCGCCCCTCGTGCTCAAGGGTGGCGACGCGCTTCTGCAGGTCGTCGCGCTCGTGCGTCACTCGTTCGAGGTCGCTGCGCTCTGCGTCCTCTCGCTCTCGCTTCTCGCTTTCGAGCGCGTCGGCGCGGGCGTTCGCCCGCTTGAGCTCCAAGCGCATCGCTTCGAGCGCGCGCTTGCCGCCCTCGCCGAGGTCTTCCCCCGGCGTCGTGCTCTCGTCGTGCTGCTCGCTCGACGAGTCGTCGTCGTGCTCTGCCGCCGACGTCGCGTCGGCCTCGGACGTCGCGTCCGTGGCAGTCGTCTGCTCAGGCATCGCGCCCTCGCTTCCTAGTTCGTGCCGGTCGGCTGACCCGCCGGCGGGAGTTCAGGGGTCGGGGTCGGCCGCGCGCCGTCAGCTGCGCTCGGCGGTCGCTGCGGCAGGCCGAGCAGCGTCTTCCAGCGCTCGATCTGCTGCGGGCTTGCGCCCCAGCGCTCCCAGAGCGCTTCCAGCGGCACGCCCAGCGCGCGCATCTTCTGCAGCGCATCGACGAGCTCGCCCTCGCTGCGGCTCTCGGGGTCGGCCCAGATCGTCTCGGCGTTCGAGGCAGTCGCGCGGGCGTCGTCGCCCCGGTAGGCGAACGCGAGCCGCATCGCTTCCTCCCACGTCTCGCCGAAGGTGACCTGCTTGCGCTTGACCTTCGCGACCAGGCCCGTCTCGGTCGCCTTCAACGACTCGCCGCTCGGGAAGTTGCCCGACGAGCCGAGCAGGTAGTGCGGCGGCGTGCGCGTCTGCGCGGCGACGTGCTGGATCAGCATCTCGATCTCGCGCACGTAGGCCTCGCCGCCCGCCTCGGGCAGCTGCCCGAACTGGACGTCCTTGTCCTCGGCGACCCACATCCGCGACACGCTCGACAGGAAGTGCTCGCGGTCGAGCGCGCGACCCGTCTCGGGGTCGGTCGGGATTTCGAGGCCGGTCGCGTAGCGCTGCGGGAAGGCGACGTACTCGCTGTTGACGAGCAGGTCGCTCAGCAGCTTATTGATCGCGTCCTGCAGCGGGACGACGACGTTCAGGTCGCTGACGCCGGTGCCGAGGATCGTCGGGTTGTTGAGCATCGGCACGACCGGCACGACGCCGATCGAGTTCTCGACCGGCTCGCCCGCGTTCTGCCAGTGCTCGTCCTCGCCCCGGCGCAGCAGCGGGTAGAACGCCTCGGGCGTGTAGAGGATCGCGAGCGCGTCCTCGCCCTCGGCCCAGCGCTTGAGCGCGGCGACGCGCCGCCGCCGGTCGTCGGGCGCGTGCGCGGTGATCACCTGCGCCGGATGCTCGACGGTGATCCTCGGCGTCTCGGGGTCGTCGCCAGGCGTGACGAGCACGTAGGCGATGCCCGATTTGCAGGCTTCGGTGTGCGCGAGCGCCGAGTCGGCGTCGAGGTAGTTCGCCTGCCAGAGTGCCCACGCCTCCTTGTCGGCCTCGTCGCCCTCGGGGCCGAAGCGAAAGCCCTCGACCTTCAAGCGCTCGACGCTCGCATCGACGACCAGCTGCGACCAGTTGTCGGCGAGCTCGCGGAACAGCGCGCCGAACGTCTCGCGCCACTTCGAGGTCGCGAACGCGATCCGGTGCACGCCGAGGTAGTAGGCGTCGTACTGCTCGACCGCCGGAAGCCGGTTGTCGAGCGCCGCGTCGAGCGCAGCTGCTTGCTCTGCCGGTGTCGGAGGCATCAGAAGCTCATCACCCGCTTTCGCTTGACGTCGAGCGCGCCCTCGGCGACCGCGTCGCAGCGCGCCTCGTAGGCGAGCACCGCCGCGACGGCGGCGTCGATCTTGTCCGGGGACCCGTCGTAGTTCTTCGTCAGCCAGTAGCCGCCGCGCGCCTCGCGTATCTGCGCGTTCAAGACGTGCCGGGTCAGCGTCGCATCGCCGCCCTGCGGGATGCGACCCGCGACGAGATCGGTACGGAAGCGCTCGACCGCGCCCATCATCCGCGCGCGGTTGGTCGGGTAGCGCATCACCGCGAGGTCGCCGAACTCGCGCGCCCAGCCGTCGATCTCGGACTGCCAGAGCGGCGGGTCGAAGTAGCCGCGCGCGACTCGGTAGACCTCCATCACCTCGGCGAGCACGCGATCGACTGCGCCACCGGGCACCTCCCAGTCGTGCCCGCCGGCGGGCGACTCCCAGACGCCGAGCGGCTGCAGCAGCGCGTCGCGCAGACGACAGCCGACGAGCGCGGTCGCGTCACCGAAGCGCGAGCCGTCGAAGCCGAGCGCGATCTGATCGCCGCGCTCGAAGGCCTCGTCGATCTCGCAGGCCTGCCAGTCCTCGCCCTTGACCCACCAGGCCTCGGCCCCGATCCACATCCCGCAGGCGAAGCGCGCCCACTGCCAGGGCAGCATCGAGGGCGAGTTGTGCCGCTGCGCGAGCAGTTCGACCGTCTGCCAACTCGCCGGGTTCACCTGCTTGACGACCGCCATGTCGTCTACGTCGTCGCTCTCGTCGAGCGACCACTCGTGCAGCGCGTAGGACTGGTCGCCCGCGAGCGCGTGCAGGTAGCGACCCTTGCGCTCCTGCGGCAGCTTGCGCGCAGCGGCGCGCATCAGCCCGAGCGGCGACTGCTCGTGCGCGCCTGCGGTGCTGATCGTGATCATCTGGCCGTCGCGCGGACCGAGGCCGTCACGGAAGACGCCGTAGAGGTCAGCCGAGCGGTGGCGGTGGAGCTCATCGACGAGCGCGAGCGTCGGGATCACGCCGTCGGCGGTATCGACGTCGGCAGCGAGCACGCGGATGCGCCCGGCGTCGCGCTTCGAGCGAATCTCGCGGTAGCCGCGCTTCGGATCGACGCGCTCCTGCAGACCTGGCGACCGGCGGATGAAGCCGACGGCCTGGTCGTAGAGGATCGTCGCCTGATCTCGGCTGGCGGCGCCGAGCACGCACTCGGCGTCGGGCGTCACGATCAGGTGGTAGAGCGCGAGCGCTGCGAGCAGCGTCGTCTTGCCGTTCTTCTTCGAGAGCAGCACGAGCGTTTCGCGCACGCCGTCGAAGTAGTCGGCGAGCAGCTGCCGCTGGAACGGCTCGAGCTCCATCGCGCCGCCCGCTTCGAGCTCAAGGGCGGCGCAGAAGCGTGCGAAGGCGGCAAGCTCATGTGCGGCGTCGTGCTCTGCGCTTGTCGGCAAGTTCGTCTACCTCCGCGAAGGGGTCGGGTGTGCTCGGGGTCGCGGTCGCGTCCTCGTCTGGCTCTCGCCGACGGGCCTCGGGTCGCCCCCAGCGCTCGGGCGCGCTGCGTTCGAGCAGCCAGGCGGCGGCGCGCCAGTCTTCGGCGGCGGCGCGGGCGATCTGCGCGACGTTGCGCGCCTCGCCCTCGGCGCGTGCCTGCTCGATGCGAGCGCGCATCGCGCGGAAGGGCGCATCGGCAAGCGCGTCGCTCCCGCCGCGCCGCCACCATTCGTAGAACGTCCGGCGCGGGACCCCCGCAGCGGCGAGCGCGACGTTCATGAACGTGCCCGCGCTGACGAGCTTCGCGATGTTCGCGATCGTCTGCTCGTCGAGCGTCGCCTCGCGCCCGTGGGCACGGCCGAGGTGGGTCGCGCAGAGCGTGCCGCCGCGCATCGCCCACGAGCGGCAGGCCTCGCCGCTGGCGCTCGTCGCGGCGCAGGGTCGCTTCGGGTATTCAGGCATGAAGCGCCGGGGTCGGGATCGAACCGCCGCCTCGCGACAGGACGTCGCGCGTGCCACCTGCAGCACTTCCGGCGCGGGGGTAGGGCTGGGCGAAGGGGAGCAGCTGCCGACTCATCGCCCGGTCGAGCGGCATCAGGTAGCGGTGCTTGCCCGCGAGCTCGACGACGCGACACTCGTCCGGGCGCAGCGCGTTGCGCTGAGTGCCGTACTGCACGACCCGACCGCTGACGCTGATCTGTCGTTCGTGCCAGCGCCGACCGACGCCGTCGATGTACTCGCGGCCCGAGGGCGTGCGCCCGAAGTAGAGCCAGCCGCCCGCCTGGTAGAGCGTCCCGAGGTGGCCGACGTTCGGGTCAGCGAAGCTGACGACGAGCCGCAGGCCGGGGTTCGAGCGGCGCAGCATCTTGAGCGCGATCGCGACGATCCGGCTGGTCGGCGTCTCGTGCGAATCGAGCGCGACCCGCGTCAGTTCGCAGCACTGCTGCTGCGTCAGGCCGTAGGGCTTGCCGAGGTTGCGCGTCGAGCCTCGTGAGAAGACGACCACGCCGACGAAGCGCTCGTGCTCCCAGACGCCGACCCGCACCTGCGGCGGGGTCGGCACGCGCCGCGAGTAGTGCCAGCGCAGGCAGGCGGCGCGCATCGCCGCGTAGCTCGCCCAGTCGAGTCTCAGGGCGTCCACGTGTGGCCGCACTCGGGGCAGGTCAGGTGCCCGTCGAGCGCTCCCTGCTCGTCGCCGGCGACCGGCTCGAAGTCGGTCGAGAGCGACTGCACGAGCGAGTCGAGCGCGAGTCGGTCGAAGCCGGTCCCGTCGAGGTCGGGCAGCGAGTCGAGCAGATCGACGAGTGCCTGCGGGTCGTACTCGGCGACGTCGCTCGCGCGGTTGTCGATCAGGGCGATCCGCGCGGCGGTGTCTTCGTCTACATCGACGAAGGTCGCGGCGATCTCGTCCCAGCCGAGCTCGCGTGCGGCCTGCAGGGTGTGGTTCCCGGCGAGCACTTCGTTCGTGCGCCGGTTGACGACGATCGGGCGGTACTGGCCGTGACGGCGCAGCGAGTTCTTGAGCAGTTCGAGCGAGCCTCGGCGCGGGTTGCGCGGGTAGAGAACGAGCGCGTCGGTCGGCACGCGCAGCTGCTCAAGGGTGGCGGCGATCTCGCTCAAGTCCGGGCGGTCCTTTCCACGTGGAGTTTTTTTCGCGAAAAGAGCGCGTGCCTGCGCGCACACCCTCCGCGCGCCGGTGCCCCCCCTCCCGGCGCCCGGTCGCCTCGGCGGAGGTCTTGCGCCGATGGCAGTCCGGGCAGAGCAGCCAGAGGTTCGAGCGCTCGTCGCTGCCGCCCTCGACCAGCGGCAGGCGATGATCGACCGCGCCCTCGCCGCGCGCGACAGCTGCGCCGCACTGCTCGCAGCGATCACGCGCCTCGGCCCGCACCCGTGCAGCGAGACGACGAAAGGCGTGCGAGCTCTGACGCCAGGGGTGCTCACGACAGCGGCCACGTCGCACCGCTGCTCGACGGCAGCCGGGGGCACTGCAGAGCGTCAGCGCTCGCATCGTCGAGCTCAGCGATGCGCGCGGTTACGGATCGACGCGCTGATCCTCGCCTTGCGCTTCGAGCGCGAGCGAGCGACCGTGCGACCCGTGCTCGCGTTGACGATCGCCCACGGCTTGCGCCCCTTGCGCTTGCGCACCGTGTACGGCATCAGCGACGACTCCTGCGACGACGACTGCGCCCGCGCTTGCGCCTGCCGGGAGCACTGATCGTCCCCTTTGCTCTGCTCGTCGTCGCGACCTTCGAGCCGGCGCGCGTGCGCACCTTCTTCGCAACGCCCCGATAGCTGCCGCTCGTGCCCTTCTGCCCGGCCCGGCTGAGCGCGTTGCGGTGCGTGCGCAGTCGCTGCTTCTCACTGATGCCCGCTCGCCGCGCCTGCGCCTTGGTCGGCACGGGGTACTTGCGCTTCGAGGGGTAGACGAACGCGCTGTCGGGTAGACGCCGCCGCTGCGCTGCAGTCAGGGCCACGATCACTCCTTCGAGACGTCTCAGCAGGTGCGCGGGCGCCCGAGCTTGCCGCCGCGCTTGCGCCCGGCGCCCTTCGCTCGACGCGCCGCCTTCTTCTTGGCGAGCACCGCCGAGCGGTTCTTGCGGTAGTGGCGACGCACGCGCTCGCGCTGCTTGGCCGGGTCCTTCTTGACGTAGCGCGCCTGCGCCTCGCGGTGCCGCTGACAGGGCGTACTTATGATCGTCCTCCGTCGAGAGAGTCGGCCCGAGGGCGTACTTCACCTACAGCGCTTCGCGGTCGCCGACGACTATGCGGTCGGGTCGTGCCAGCACGGGCTGCAGGCCGAATGTAGCGGCAGGCGCGGTCGGCGTCTAGGGATCGTCGTCCTCGTCGCCCGGCCCGATCGAGAAGCGGCGCGCCCATTCGAGCAGCCCGAGCGCGCGCCAGGTCGTGAGCTCGCGCGGGCCGTAGAAGTGCCCGCAATGCGCGCGGTGCTCGTCGTTGAGCGCGGCCGTCTCGAACACGACGACCCAGCCGGTCAGCAGCAGGCCGTCGAGATCGCCGTGCTCGACGAGCACCTGCTCGATCGCCTCGTGCAGCTGCTGCTGCTGCTGCGACTCCTGCTCGTCCATCAGCCCGCGATGCGCTCGGCCAGGCTGAGCCAGTGCGTGAGACGACGTCGCAGGATCGGCGCGCAGCGCACGACCCGACCTCGCTCGACGACGAAGCCCGCGACGAACGAGCTCGTCGCGACGCGGTAGAGGCCGTCGCGCATCAGGCGAGCTTGCGGTCGAGGCGCGCGACGTCGCGTGCGAGCGCTCGAACCTCATGCGTCAGATCGGGCAGCAGCGCGCGCTCAAGCTCGGCGACGACCGCCCAAAGCGTTGCGCTCTGACGCTGCCACTCGGCCCGCCGGCGAGACGCAGCACGCGCCGCCGCCTGCCGTGTGAGTTCGCGTTGCGCGTCCTCGGGCACGGCCTCGGGTTCATCGACGAGCGCGAGCGCGACCGACGGCGTGTAGCCGTACTCACTGCGGGCATGAAGCAGGCGGGCTGGCTCGGTCACCTGCAGCGCGCTCTGCACGTGACCGAGTGTAGCCCGTTCTGCGAACCACGAGAAACGCCGCCCGTAGGCGGCGCTTCTCGGCTCGTCGCACTCAGGCTAGCGCGTACTTATGACGTGCCCCCGTCGAGCAGGGCACGCACGCTCTGCTTCGCAACGCCGAGTGCTTCCCCGATCGCGCGATGCGACGCGCCCTCAGCGACCGCAGCGCTCGCTGCTTCGACGATCTGCGCACGCAGCTGCCGCGCTTCGCTCTCGACGCTCGCGAGACGTTCGGCGAGCTCGATCAGCTGCACGCGGCGCTCGTCGCTGAGTTCGGCGGGCGGGCGACCCGCGCTCGTGCGCTTCACCTCGACAGTGTCGCTCACGACTCGACCCGCCGGTAACGATCAGGCCGGAAGCCCGGCTGCGGGGCGATGAGCGGACGCTGCACGAGGCCGATCGTCGAACCGTCGTCCCAGCGCACGTGGATCGTGCCCGCGTCGTCGATCAGCGAGACGGTCCCGCGCGTGCCGGGCCGCAGGCGCGAGTACGGGTCGTCGATCCCGAAGCCGATGAACTCGACCCGGTCGCCTGACTCGACGGCGCTCACTGCTGCGCCCCTTCGAGGCGATCAGCCTCGCGCTGGTGGTAGAGGGCAAGCGTCGCCTTGACGCCCGCCTGCGTGAGCGGGACGCCGCCCGCGCGGATCGCGCTCTTGCTCGCCGTGTCGCGTGCTTCGTCCGCGAGCTTCGCGGCGAGTGCGCGATGTTCGTCTGCGTTCATCGTTCCTCCTGTTGTTGTCGTTCGAGTTCGGCTGCGAGGCTGAGCGCGTGCTCGCGTTCTTCGGCGGCGCGACGCCACCACTCGCGTGCCTTGACGTAGTAGCGCTCGCGCCAGAGATCGACGCCCAGCTGCTGGTACTCGACAGCTGAGGCCTCGGCGAGCGCGAGTTCTTCGAGCAGGCCACTCGGCGCGTTGACGTTCCAGAGGCCGCTCATGCGCCCTCCGGGTCGAAGCGCTGCGTCTCGACGACCTCGGCATCGGGGTGCCCGTCCGAGGCCTCGGCCTGCACGACGACTTCGAGTTCGAGCGAGTCGATCTCGTCCTCGGTCAGAGCGCTGACGTCGAACACGACCCGCAGGTAGCGGCTCACGAGGTCACCCGCTTGCGACGCTGCGTCGTCTCGCGGATCGCGACCAGCAGCTGACGGTTCGCGTTGGCGAGCACGCGCGAGTAGCCGCGATCACGACCGTCGTCGTCGTCCATCGCGCCGTGCAGCAGCAGAGCGAGCACGCTCGCCTGCTGCTGCGTGAACACGGGCCGGACCGCAGCGCTCACGAGAGCACCACGGGCACGTCGAGCACGCGCCCGAGTTCTTCGGCGACACCGAACTCGAACCACTCGGCCTCGCCTCGATTCAACGGCACGAGGTCGCCGCGTGGCATTGGGTTGTCGCCCGAGGGCTGCTCGCCGCTCACCTGCAGGTAGATAGGCCCGGCGTCGCCCTCGTCTTTCCACCACACCGCGACGGTCGCTTCCAGCTGATCGTTCGTCGCGCGACCGATGGTCAGGTTCAGTACGTCCTTGCTCATGTCGTGCCTCCGTCGTGGATGACTTGCCGAGCGCCGCAGCTGACGCAGCGGACGGTCGGCTTGCGTGGTTGCCAAGCGCGCGAACGCCCATCGGGGGCGTCGCGCAGGTGCATCGAGATACGGATCGAGCGACCCTCGGGGCAGGGACCCTCGTCGGTTCCTGCGCACTCGCAGAGCGGGTCTGCAGTCAGGTGCCAGAACAGGTCGGGCCGGAAGTCGGCGCGCCCGTCGAGCGCGTCAGTCAGCGCGTCTGCGATCTGCTCGCGCACCTCCTGATCGAGGTCGAGTCGAGCGACCGCGTCGGCAATCGGCTCGAACTCCCGTTTGAAGCGCTTTAGCGACGGGTTCACGAGGTCACCCGCAGCTGATCGCTCGCCGCGAACGCGCGCACGCGCTCGACGAGTTCGTCGTCGTCGTAGCCGCCGTCGCCGTAGTCGAGCTTCGCCTCGTCCCACTCGTGCCAGGCATCGACGCTCGCGGCGAAGACGACGCCCCAGCAGTCGCCGTCGTTCTCGGGCAGTCCGGCCTCGGGCCACCACTTGCCCGTCGCCGGGTCCTGGTAGGCGACGCTCGGCGTCGCGAGCCGCCCGTCGTCGAGCAGCACGGCGAGGTTGAAGCAGCCGCCGCCGGTGTGCCAGACCTCGACGCTACGCACGCCGTCGAGCGCACGAAGCTTGTCGATGATCGGGGCGAACTCCTGCTCATAGAAGCGGCCCGTGTAGAAGCAGTCGCGGCAGAAGTCGGTGTCGGGGTTCGTGCTCGTGACCTCCTGGCCGCAGAAGCGACAGGGTCGCTCGACCTCGGGCTGCCAGTGCGACCAAGTCCCGTTCGTCTCGTGCGCGATGCGAGCGGCCTCAGCCTGAGTCTTGACGACTCGACGTCGCTCGCCGTTTCCCGGCGTGACGATGTAACTCGGTGCGCGCCCGGTCGCGACGCGCTGCGTCCTTCGGTGTGCTCATGCTCACTCCTTCATTTCGACAGGTTGTCATGTCGAAATGATAGCGAGGATTCGACAGCCCCGCCTGCCGAAATGACCGGGCAGCGAGCACGGACCCCGGCCTGGTCAGTCGTGCTCGTGACACAAGACGTCCGCAGCACGGGACCTGCTCGCCGCCCTCAGTCAGTCGGCAGTGTAGAGCGACGCGCAGCCGAACGGGGACGCCCGGCTGCGCGTGAGCTCGTGCGACTCAGGCGTCGTCGCCCTGCTGCTCGCCCTCGTCGCCGTCGTCGGTCTGCGGCTGCTCGCCCTCGTCGCCGCCCTCGTCGGGCTGCGGCTCGCCCTCGGGCGGCTCGCTCTGCGTCTCGTCGAACACGACTGACCTCCTTCGCATGGACAGCGCGCGTGACAGTAGCGCTCCTTGGCGACGGCGGCGACGCAGCTGCAGCACGCGCACGAGCGCGGCGATCCCGAGCGGCAGCGGCAGGTAGCAGACGAGTTCGAGCAGGCCGAGCACGCCTGCACGTCTAGCGCGCGAGCGACCCCGCCGCAGAGGGGGTCGCTCGCGCTTCCTAGTTGCGAGCGGGTTCGCTCATGCGCGGCACTCGCAGCGCTTGCCGTTGGCGAGCGGGATCGCGCAGCGCTCGCCCGGTGCGTGCCCGTGGTGGCAGAGCAGGCACGGCCAGTCGCGCGTATCGAGCGGCAGCTTCGGCGGCTCGCGGCCCGCCGGCGGGTGGTCGCTGGTCGCCTTCACACCGACGCATCCGGCAACTGCGCGACGAAGCGCGCGGTGTCCTCGGGTCCGAGCACGTACAGCGTCCAGCCTTCGAGGCCCGGCACGCCCTCGACGCCGAGGTCTTTCTCGATCGGCATGTCGTTGAGCAGCCGCTCGACGTTCTCGCGCTGCAGCCCGACGATCAGCACGCGACGACCGCCCTCGCGGGTGCTCGCGGCGAGCAGCATCTAGCGCGGCGTCCTCAGACGCCCGCCTTTTCCAGCGCGACGATGGCCTCGCGCAGCAGTTCGGCCCAGCCGCGACCGCGAGCGAAGCCCTCGACCTTGGCCTCGTAGATGCCGTAGCCGCCCTCCGGGTGCGGCAGGGAGACGCTGACGTTGTAGCTGGCGACGGCAACATCCCCGCTGCCGTCGTTCTCGACTTCCAGCCGGATCACTGGGTCGTCGTCTCCCGTAGCTGCTCCGGGGTGCGGTAGCGGACGTAGAGGCCGAAGCCCTCGGCCCCGTTCGCCAGCGGGCGGACCGCGACCTCCCAGCGCCCGTCACCGTCGAAGCGCTTGCGCAGGCCACCGCTCGCGGAGTAGGCGCCCCCAGTGTTGTCGAACACCCGCAGTCGCGCCCACTGGCCCGGCCGCTTCTTGACCTCGGCCAGGGCCTTGTCGTACATCGAGGGCATCCGCGCCGCGCGCGGCGCCTCCCAGACGAGCTCGACCTCGTCCTCGCGCTTGCTCATCAGGCCACCGCCTTGCGGCCCTTGCCCTTGCGCCCGTACTCGGCCCGCAGCACGTCGGCCATCCGCTGCTGGATCGAGCCGCCGCTGTTGCGGTGCAGGTCACGCGCTCGCCCAACCGCCAACTCCGGCCCCAGCCAGAGCA